TGTTTGACTGCTTGCTTTTCTACGCGCTCATTCTTCTGCTCCTCCTTGAAGACTTCAATCTTCTCTTTGAACTCTTGCTCTTCTGTCTTAAATCCAAGGGTAGCCTGAGCTCTGATCATTTCAATCTCTCTCCTATGCTCATGCTTAATCTGCTCCATTTGCGTCTCAAGCTGATTCTTGAGCTGCATCATCTGAGCTTCGGTTTGATTCTGCATTTGAAGCTCCTGCATGCGAGCCTGTGATGCTTGCTGTGCAGCTTGCGCCTGCATCTGTGCTTGCATCTGAGAGTTCTGCTGGGCCATCTGTTGAGCTTGAGCCTGACGCTTTTTACGTCTGACAATCAACAGACGCTCTGCTTGATTGATGTCTTTGAGCTGTCTGATGGCAATAGCATCCTCGATGTCAATCTCTTTCTGAGATAGAGAGATCTGAATGTTTTGCTCCAGATACTGCTTCTCCATCTCCTCCATTTCTTTCTGTACGGTTACACCGAAGTTGTACATCGGCATGTTTGCAAACGTAGAGAGCAGAGAGATGTTCTCGTTCCCAATAGCGTTAGCGTACATCTTGTACAGAATGGATTCGTTAGGGATCACCTGAATACACTTCACGATGTCTGCACAGACTTTTCTGAACAGCATCATTGAAGCATTTGTGATATCATAAATGGCGTTGTTTCCAGCAGCAAGAGCCATCTGCTGTACTCCCACAAGAGCATCACCCTTCGGAGTAGAAGCGTCCATAGCTTCGTTAATACCAGTAGTATCTCTAATGAGACGCAGGTAATGATTGTACAAGCCGATGAACTCGTTGATGTTTCTGATCGAGTTGCCAATCTCACGAATCGGAGGATTCTGGAAGCCACCTTCTGGGTTTTTAGATCTATAGTAGAAGACACCAGTCTGCTCGTAGATGTCGTGCAGATCTAGAGGTTGAAGCTCACCACCCTTACCGAGCTGTACATTCTCCAGCCCTTCGATGTCAATGATGATACCATCAGGCTTAGCCTTAGCGATTGCCTGCTGAATCTTCAGGTGAGTGAGTTGCAATTGATCAGCAAACCCGATGCAGCTATCTACCATAGACTTTGGAATCATGTCCAAGAAGTTGGCCGCTACTACCGAGTAGGAAAGGTTTGCTCTAGAGAGGTCGTGCAGGTTTTTAGGAATGTTGGTCTTGAGGCCGTAATTGAAGATGTGATTACATCCTACAACGTAGCAACCGCCATAGATGGTTTCGTTCTCCATCTTAGTAACCTCTCTCTTGTATACAGAGTTTGTAGGTTCTTTATAGCTGTTTCCCTTGAAGTAGAATCCAGTATTTCCGTGACGACTTTCTTTGGACTCGAAGAACATGCAATCGACAGACTTGAACTCAAAGTCCATAACGTCAATCATGTACTCGTCATAACCAAACTTATATTTTTTCAGATGCTCATCGTATGAGCTCTCACTCATTTTTGACAGATCATACCCATACTTCTTCTGGGCTTTTTTAGCGATCTCCTTCATCTGCTCTTCGCTGATCTGATCCCCAGCAATCCTTCTCAACTCGGAGATAGGCATACGCTTGATATGACCAGCATAAACAACATCGCCGAAGTTGGGATCTTCGGTGTAGCTATGCACAAAGTTTACAGGATCAACGTAGTCTTCGGTGATGCCGTAGTTAGGGTCGTTCTGTCTCTTCACAACAGCCATACCTACTACAGCCAAATCATTCACGCAGCGTCTGTACGTAGTGTCAGAGAAGTCATTCCACTCAAGCGTCATGTTGGTGGCGATCTGCGCTGCGATCTCAGAAGATGATTTGATGTTGTTGCCAATGAAGATCTCTGCTTCTTCGAGATTGTCTGGAACCTCAGCCATCTTAGCCTGACCAACGCCGAGCTTGTCTGAGATCTGTTTCATCCCAGCTTTAGACTGCACTTGCATCTCAATCTTTCTTCTCTCCAGATCTTTCTCTGAAGAGGAGAGTGGGTCAACTGCCTCAAGATTAGGGTAGGGCTTTTTTGAAAGGATCTTGTTTACTACAATCCGCACAAACTTAGGTAGGATGGGGACTGGGGTAAAGTCTAGATTCAAGAAGCTGCCATCACCATTGTTTGGGTCGAGTGAGGTGAGTAGCTGTCTGTAGATTGAAGTGTCTTGGGTTCCGTTCGCATACCTGCGGTTTCTCTTGAAGATACGCTTTCTCCTTTGCAGCAGAGACTGTGCTGTATCCATGTCACCCCACTGGTCCAAGATCGCCTTAGCGTATCTCATTCCGTAAGCCTTCCCCTCTTTTACTTCCCTCGGCTCAAGCGGGTCTGGGAAACCCATTTTTGTTTTCTTCTGACTTCCGTACATATCCTTGCAAATATAGAGATTCTATGAATGAAAGGATTTAGGCTTATGCTTACGGAAGAACTTCTTCTCATCAAAGTTGGATTCTACTTTTTTCTTCTTCTCTTTTTGTGCCGCGAGAAGAGCCAGACCAGATGATATAGTAAGGTCATACTTGGTTCTCTTGTCGATTTTGTACGCTATCCAATCTTCTAGGGTTCGGTTAAAATACATATTCCCAAACACATCAGTCTCGGGCTTGATACCTACATGGTTGTGTATGTAGTGCTCAATTGCTTGTGCATGAGACTGTATCATATCCACTGAGTTAGATGGTACACCCTTGGTCTTCACCCTTACTTTACTACTTGAACTGGAGAGGTGTTGTGGCCTGTCCATCAGATAGTTATCGTATCCTCGCTGCTCAAAATATCTAGCGATCCCATACTTGTTATTCTCTATCAAAATAGGGTAACCGTAATAGAATGCAGCCATCAAAACATCCTCATAAAATATGGCAGCAAGGTCTGGACGTGAAGCATACTCCAACACAAACATGTTGGATGGTGCCTGCATGTTGAACTTGTTGTACAGATGCATAGCTCCCTTCGATCCTCTACCATCCACAGTCTGATCCAGATCGTAACTATCGACACCACCCACGCCTACATGCGAGTTTGCGGGTGACTTCTTGCCTCCCCTATCTTCAATGTACTTGTTTCTATGCTGAGGCTCTGGGTGCCACGACACTCGGAATCTACCGTGAGGGTCAGGAGAGAATACAACCTCTTTGTCTTTCTCCTTCCAGATAAAGTTCCCTTGTACTACTGGGTCTGGATACAGGTTGTTGTTGTGGTCAATCTGCTGGTAGATCTTACCCACATTGAATACACTACCCTCGATGCTATCACGGAACGCCTCGTCGATACTCCACGGAAACTGTCGAACTGTCTCGTTCATTTCCTTGGGGTTATTCTTAAGTGCGTTCCTTTCGTTCTTCAGGTATGTCTTGGACCCGATGTCGATCATCTCCCCATCTATCCCCATCACAGGTTCTTCGGGGTCTTCGGTTAAGCAGTTGCCGTACTGATCAAAGAACCCCTCGAGCGCATCATAGGCTGGGATAAACAACCCGTACAATCCACTCTTGGTCCTACCGTTGGCGTTACGCTCTGTAGGGTCCGAGTCATCCCATAGCTCACGGAACTCCTCGCCACCTTTGTCCATTGGATTTACTGTAGATCCGACCAGAGCCTTCCCTACAATCTTTCTACCCACGATCAGACAGGTGCGCTCAATGCGCCACGCCTCACGTATATCCGCAGGTTTCTCCCACTTACCAGCCTCATCGAGGTACAGTATGTGAAGCTTCTCGCCATCGTATGCGTTGTTAGTGGTGTTCTTCCAGTTGATGACTGTGTTCAGCGCATCACCCTTGGTGGATGTCTTGTTGTTCTTTGTGATTCGCTTCGACGGCTCTCTAAACGCCAGCTCCATGCGTGGGTTGGTGGTACCGTCTTGAATAGGTTTGAAGAAGAATGGGTACGACTTAAACATCGACACCGTCTTTTTCATGAAGATGTTCTCCTGAGCGTCCTTACCAGTCTTTGACTGAATGCCCAGCAGCTTGTCTTTAACTTGTGTAGCCTCATCCACAAGAACCGCAGAACAGATATTAGTGTAACCAGAACGGCGACACTTAGTATAAAGCTGGCCGATGCAACGAGAGTCAGCTTCGCAAGCAGCCATGTGGAGATAAATCCTCCTTTGGAAAGCGAAGTAGTATGGGTGTCCAATATCAAGCTTTGTCCATTGGAGTAACATGTAGTGCCTACCTGTAATGTACGTAGGCTCCCCATTATTGTAAAACCAAACACCGTTACGGCGGCGGTCAAACTCCCTTTCGATATATGGAAGAAATTTTTTCCTGAACTCAGCAGGTTTCTCATACCACTCATCCATACTTCGTATTGACGACAGCTCTTGCGGCACGTCAAGCCTTCGCCACATCTGCATCTTCCGAGGCTCTTCAGAGAATAGGATTTCTTTCTTGGGTGGTTTCTTCGGGAGCGCAACAAGTAGCCCGTCGATGTCGAGGACTTCACCGTGTGTCCCTCGAGGATCCACGACAACAGCTTTATCTTCATAGCCTTCTACTTCGATCAGCATGATCAGTATTCTTTAAGAGCCTCCCACAGCATCAGGGGAACCTCATACTCCTTAAAGGTCTCCATGATCAGCTTCGCTAGATCCTTCTGCCCTTGCTTGTACCCATCTTTGAATGGGTCACCATGAGATGCATTCCAGCTGTCTTCGAAGTACCAGTAGTCATCGTGAGTGAAATCACTTACTATATCGTTCTGCAATTCCTCCAGAGAAGTCTCGGTCTTCTTCGATGCTTCCATTCTCTTGTAGTTCTTTTACCATCTGCTCCAGCTTCTGTCTTTCGATCAGCAACTCTTTACAGTCGATGGCAGTTTGTTTGATTGATTGAAGCTCCGCTTTACGTGCAGAGCCACCTGCTTCTGGATCGACAGGCTTTTTTACTTCGGCAATCATGTTGTCGATAGCGACCTCCATGCTTGACATGAGTCGCCTTGCCGCATTTACGGTAGTAAACTCACGCCTCGACATACAGGAGGTCTTCTGCGCGAACACGATAGTACTCCTTGTCTTCTACTTGGACACGATAGTCCATGCCTTTACGGAAGCCAACGACATCACCTTTCTTTACTCCAAGCTCATCTAGCTCCTTGCAATCAAAAGCAACTCGTCCTGTTGTGATGGGGTCTTCTTCGATCTTTACGACCTCAATAACCTCAGAAGCTGGCTCATCTTCTTGATCAATTGCTTCCAGTAGTGTCCAACCAAAGAGAGGATGGACTCCCCCAGTTTTTTTACACTTGTAAGCAAACGCTTGATTGTTGAGCGTAAACTGCTTATCACACTTGACAATGTAATGGTCCTCAACCCCAGTAAGTGGTTGACCATTCTCAACGACCACCAAGTGATGAAAATATAAAGTGTCGCCAACACGAGCATCAACTTCGTAGCGCTCCGGCCAAGCCACGACTTTGCCTTCATTAACCCTGTGCTTAAACTCATCGAATTTTGTATCTACGTAAAGTTCTAAACCACCCGGCGTGCGGATGGTGTCGTTGATACGCTTTGGTATGTCAACGACAAAAATATCAAGTGTTCTCATAAATTAAAAATTTAAATCAAACTCAAGTATGCAGGGCATTCCGTCGATAGCCTTCCACAATTGAGTACCCTCGTCATCTTCAATGTAGACAAGGTATCTAGTCTTCGAGTGCTTGTGCAAGTATCCTTCATCTTGCAGGATGGCAACGACTTTGCCGCCGCCAGCATTCATACCAACATAATATGCCATGCCGTTCTTGGGGTCTTTCCCAATCACGATCTTCCTAATAAGTCCGTCCATTTCAATTCAGGTTCAAGTCAATACCCCCGAACAGGTCTGAGAATCCCTTCCCTTTATCTTTAGGCTCCTCGAAGGTAGCGTCCATGAGTTTCTTTACTGTATCTAACTCCTCTCTATCTTCGAGGTTGAAGCTGAACACAGATTGCAACTCCACCATTCTTCCTTCATCAATAGCGTCTTTCATCTCTTCCTCTATCAGGCCGAAAATCATTGCGC